GCAGCGGCCCGCAATAAGGCCCTGTCGCTGGCCGGCCGCGACATCGGCGAGCTGCCGGGAGTCGTCAACCCGGAGCGGAAGGCGAAGGCCGAACAGAACTTTCGCTCCTTCTGCGAAGCCTACTTCCCGATGACCTTCCATCTGCCGTGGTCGCCGGATCACTTGAAGGTCATGGCCAAGATTGAGCAGGCCGTCTTGCGGGGCGGACTGTTTGCGATGGCCACCCCGCGGGGATTCGGCAAGAGCAGTCTGTGCGAGGCCGCCTGTATCTGGGCCGTGCTCTACGGCCACCGGGAGTTCGTCTGCCTGATCGGCTCGGACGAGGGCCACGCCATGGACATGCTCGAGTCGATCAAGATGGAACTGGACGGCAACGAACTGCTCTTGGAGGACTTTCCCGAGGTGGTCTACCCGATCCATTGCCTGGAGGGCATTGCCAACCGCTGTGCCGGGCAGCTCTATCGGGGCCAACGGACCCATATCGGCTGGACGGCCCGGGAGATCGTCCTGCCCACCATTCCCGGGAGCAAGGCCAGTGGGGCGATCATCAAGGTGGCGGGCCTCACGGGCCGTATTCGCGGGATGAAGTACAAGCGGGCGGACGGGAAGACGGTGCGTCCCAGCCTGGTGGTGCTGGATGACCCGCAGACCGACGAGAGTGCCCGGAGCCTCTCCCAGTGTGCCACCCGCGAGAGCATCCTGGCGGGTGCTGTCTTGGGCCTGGCCGGGCCGGGCAAGAAGATCAGCGGCATCATGCCCTGCACGGTGATTCGACCGGGCGACATGGCTGACAACATTTTGAACCGGGACAAACATCCGGAATGGAATGGCGAACGAACCAAACTCATTTATGCGTTTCCGACCAATGAGAAGCTGTGGCAGAAGTATGCCGAGCTGCGGGCCGAGAGCTTTCGGCGGGGAGGCCACGGCGAAGAGGCGACCGAGTTTTACCGGCAGAACCGCGAGGCGATGGACGAGGGGGCGATCGTTGCCTGGCCGGAGCGCTACAACCACGACGAGCTCTCGGCCGTCCAACACGCCATGAACCTGAAGCTCCAGGATGAGCGGGCCTTCTGGGCCGAGTACCAGAACGAGCCTTTGCCCGAGGAGTCACCCCAAGAGGCGGACATGACGGCCGATCAGATCGCCAGTAAGATCAACCGCCTGCGTCGAGGCGATGTGCCCGTGGGCGGCAACCATTTGACGATGTTCGTCGACGTGCAGCAGGCGCTGCTGTTCTACGTGGTCTGCGCATGGGAGGACGATTTTACCGGCTATGTGATCGACTACGGGACCTATCCGAAGCAAGACCGACCCTATTTCACGCTCCGTGACGCTAGGCGAACCTTGGCCATGGTAACAGAAGCTGCCGGTGTGGAAGGGGCGATCTATGCCGGGCTGGAAAAACTCACCGGCGACTACCTGGGCCGCGAGTTCCGCAGGGATGATGGGGCCCAGTTGCGGATCGAACGGTGCTTGGTGGATGCCAACTGGGGCCAATCCACCGATGTGGTCTACCAGTTCTGCCGCCAGTCGGCCCATGCCGCGGTGGTGATGCCCAGTCACGGCCGGTTCATCGGGGCATCGAGCCGGCCGCTCAATGACTACCAGCGCAAGCCGGGTGATCGCGTGGGGCTGAACTGGCGTATCCCGAACGTCCAGGGGCGCCGGGCGGTGCGGTACGTGATTTACGACACGAACTTCTGGAAGTCGTTCGTCTACGCCCGGCTGGCCGTGGCGATGGGCGACCGGGGCTGCTTGTCGCTCTTTGGCCAACGGCCGGAGGAGCACCGGTTGTTTGCCGAGCACGTGACGGCCGAGTACCGCGTGAAGACCGAAGGCCGGGGCCGGACGGTGGACGAGTGGAAGCTGCGTCCGTCCGCCGGGGATAACCACTGGCTCGACTGCCTGGTGGGCTGCGCCGTGGCCGCGTCGATCCAGGGGGTTTCACTGCCGGGCCTGTCCGCCGAACCAGGCCGGGACCGCCGGCGGGTGAGCTTTGCGGAGCTTCAGCGGAGGCGTCGAGAGCATCATGGATGATCCATCCCAAGCCCCAAGTCCCACGTCCCAGGCTAGCCCCCCGCGTGGCATTGCCTGCCCTCGATGCGGGTGCTGCCACTTGCGCACGACGCACACCGAGCCATTACGAAACGGCCGCATCCGCCGCCGCAAGGTCTGTCGGCATTGCGGCCGACGCATGGTGACCTATGAGTCGCCACCATCCCAACGGGTGGCGGATCGCTATATGTAGCACGATTTCGATCTTTTTGGCGAATTGGCGGACAGGTTGCGCCCAATTGGCATATGTAAGAGATAGGCGGACTAGCCCTGTGGCAACCCGTGGCGAGCTCGTGGCCGTCCCCCGCTGGGCAGGGCTGGATCGCTATATGTAGCACGATTTCGGAATTCTGGGCGAAAAGCTCCGACAGTTCGGCCTTCCGCCGGGTAGGTCAAATAGTAGGGGGACGTTCCGCAGTGAGGCAGGTTCGCGTTCGCCGGAGAAACCGCAGGTGACCGAGAACCTCGAAGACACCATCCGTCAGAACGCCCAGGGGCCGGCCAAGGTCGCCGGCGATGCGGGCAGTGTCGAGCAACATCCGCTTTCGGAGCAGATCGAGGCCGACCGCTATCTGGCCGGCAAGGAGGCGGCCGGCAAGACCAGGCGCGGGTTGAGGTTCAACAAGCTCGTCCCGCCGGGGGTGAACTGAGTTGTTTGCATGGATGCGGCAGTTGTGGCCAAGGAAGGCCACCCCCGCTGGTCGTCGCTCGCGTGCGTGGCGGGCCGCGCTTCCCCTGCGGGCCCGCTACGACGCGGCGATGACCACCGAGGACAACCGCCGGCACTGGGCGGCCGCCGATGGGCTTTCGGCCCGGGCGGCCAACAGCCCCGAGGTCCGGCGCATCCTGCGCAACCGCGCCCGGTACGAGGTGGCCAACAACAGCTACGCCAGGGGGATCGTGCTCACGCTGGCTAATGACCTGATCGGCAGCGGCCCGCGGCTCCAGATGCTCACCGGTAGTGCCGAGGCCAACCGCCGGATCGAGCAGGAGTTTTCCATGTGGGCCAAGGCGGTGAACCTGGCCGAGAAGCTCCGCACGATGCGTATGGCCCGGGCGCAGGATGGCGAGGCCTTTGCCATCCTCACGAGCAACCCGCGATTGCCCACGCCCGTGAAGCTCGACCTGCGCCTGGTCGAGGCCGACCAGGTGACCACGCCGGACTTGAGCGCACTTGGCGGCAATGCCGTCGATGGGATCGTGTTCGATGCCTTCGGCAACCCGATCGAGTACCACGTGCTGCGGGAGCATCCGGGCGATGCGACGTTGGCTTTGGGCATCCAGTACGACCGCGTGCCGGCCGAGTCGGTGATTCACTGGTTCCGCATGGATCGCCCGGGCCAAGTCCGCGGCATCCCGGACATCATGCCGGCCCTGCCGCTTTTCGCCCAGCTTCGGCGATTCACGCTGGCGGTGATTGCCGCGGCCGAGACGGCGGCCGACTTCGCCGGCATCCTCTACACCGACGCCCCGCCGGGCGGCGAGGCCGACGCGGCCGAACCGTTCGAGCCGATCGAACTGGAGCAGCGGGCCCTCGTGACCATGCCCGGCGGCTGGAAGATGAGCCAACTTCAGGCCGAGCAGCCGAGCACGACCTATGCCGAGTTCAAACGGGAGGTTCTCAACGAAATCGCCCGCTGCCTTTCGATGCCTTATTGCATCGCGGCGGGCAACTCGTCGGGCTACAACTACGCTTCCGGCCGGCTGGACCACCAGACGTACTACAAGAGCCTCCGCGTCGAGCAGGCCCATTTGGAGGCCGTGGTGCTCGATCGCGTGCTGGCCGCCTGGCTCGACGAGGCGGTGCTCATTCGCGAGTTATGGCCTGAGGATCTCGGGCCGTTTGTCGACTGGCCGCACCAGTGGTTCTGGGACGGGCAGGAGCATGTGGACCCGGCCAAGGAAGCCGCCGCCCAGGCCACGCGCCTGGCCAGCCACACCACGACCCTGGCCTACGAGTACGCCCGGCAGGGGCGCGACTGGGAAGAGGCCCTGCGCCAGCGGGCCAAGGAGCTCGCATTGATGCGAGAGTTGGGGCTGACGCCGGATCAAGGCCTGCCGCGGCCTATGTCGAAGGATCAGAACATGGACGAGGCTGACGAAGAGGAGGAAATCACGAATGCCGCTGCCGCAGCGTAAGCCGGGCGAATCCCATGATGAGTTCATCGCACGGTGCATGGGCCACCCAGTGATGGTCCAAGAATTTCCGGACGCGGCCCAGCGGCGGGCCGTCTGTGAGCAACAGGCTCGGGTGCGCACGGAGGCCCACCTGAACCTGGTGTGCGATCCCGGCAGCATCACGATCGAGGCCGCCGATACTAATCAAGCCGACGGGCAGTTGAAGCTCCCGCGGTTTTCGATGGTCGCCTACACGGGCGGGCCGATGCGGATCGC